AGTTCGTTTGTCGCTTGACAAAAGGCGAGAATGTAGTCGTACGTGTGTAGGGCGATATAGTCTTCCATTTCATTTTTTATTATTTTTCCATGTATTATATAACTTAGGTTGTTTTGGTATTTCTAAAATGATTGTTTCATTCGCTTCATTTTTGGATACGATATAATCATTATCAAATACATTTATACTCGCGGGTTTTGGGGTAGTAGGCACTATTAAGTTACACATACTTTTGTAGAATGTAAACATAACTGTTAATAATTACTTTTATTTTTTTTATATACTAAATACAAGATGGTATCGCTTCAGGACTTACCGAAAAAGGTTCAATATATAATCATCGATTCTCAATTTGTAAATGGAACAAATAACACGTTTACCATAGATTTAACACTTGAATCAAATTTACATTTAGAGGAATTATCACAAGTTTGTGGTTTAAAACCCGTTGATTTTTATATCACACAAATAGGTGAAAATGATTTAGGTACCACGAACGTTGCAAAGTATGTAGACATATTATGCCCTGATATTCCAAAACGAGGACAGATTTTAGATGAACGTAACGGACAGATCCTAGCGCGTGTACCATTAGAACGAAGTTTTACGGGAAGTAACGATTTTATCATGCGTGATAAACAATGGAAATCGTTCCAGCGTCAGACAAATTTATTCAACCCTATATCTTTACAAAAACTTCATTTCAAAATATACGAATTACAAGGTGATAATGACTATGTTACGTTACAACCCGATGCATCTTGGTACATGGTTCTTGAAATTACGACCATAGACGTCAAGGAAAAACCTATCAATAGAGAAGTACAAATTCTTGAAGCGTTACATAAACTTATCGGGAAGATAGATGAACTCAACATAAATGTTGAAAAACTTCCGGATAAGCACGATATTGAAAGGATAGAAAAGGAAAAAAAGGAAAAGTATCCTCTACGTTACTTAGTGTTATTTTTAGCTATAATTATGGGCGGATTTGTTTTTCTTAAAAATAAATTTACGCCTTCGGTTCCTCAACCTTCTTTTTAACAACACGCTTTACAGTTTTCTTTGGCGTCGTTGTCTTCTTTTTCTCTGGGACTGGAGCTGGAGCTGGTGCAGACACTGGCGCTGGCGCTGGCGCTGGCTCTGGAGCTTTTGGTGGTGCTGGCGCTGGCGCTGGCGCTGGTTCTGGGACCTTTGGTGGTACTGGCGCTTCAATTTTATCCACAATCTGTTTCAAAATACCATAAATAGTTTCTTTATTGATTTTTGGTCTTTGAAGTGCATCTTCAATTTGTTTTCTGAGAGAGTCCATCGCGTAATATATATAAAAGAAATATTATCTTTATACTAAATGTTATTCATTGGTCCAACTCCCCTGAGTGGTATAGGTCAACACTGTAAAAAATATATGAACCTTTTTCCCAGAAGTAAATACTTAGAAATACACGAAGAAATTCCGGAATGTGAAAGAGCGCTTATATTTGCTTTACCTGTATCATACTGGTTAGATAAGATACCAGAAATAAAAAGAAAAATTAAACACGTGACGTGTATGACCGTATGCGAAACAGAAACAGTACACGAAGATTATGGTAAACTTTTTGACTTATTTGATAGAATTGCTGTACCGAGTGAATTCTGTAGAAAAGTTTTTAAAAAACAGTTTCCTGATAAAGATTTTTTCGTTATACATGCACATATACCCGATAAGAGACCGTATACGTTTTACCATATAGGTAATGTTCACGACCCACGTAAAAATTTTAATAAAATCTTAGAAACGTTCGTACGTATGAATAAACCAGATTCGCGTTTATTGGTAAAAGCAACGTGTAAACAGCCCGTCGAAGCGAGGATACCTAATGTTACGTTTATAAACGGACTCATATCAGATGATGAAATGGAAAAAATACATGAAATGGGAGACTGTTATGTTAGTTTTTCGTCTTCAGAAGGTGTAGGCATGGGAGCAGTCGAAGCAGCTTTACGAAACAAACCCGTTATTATAACCGATTATGGGGGTGCTCCTGAATATGTCAAAACACCGTATACTATAAAATGTGGTTTACAAGAAATACCGAGAGACGATTTTTTATTCAAAGCGGGTATGCAATGGGGGAAACCCGACGAAAATCAATTACGAGAGTTTATGGAAGATGCATATACTAAAAAATTAAGGTATATGGAACATCCGAGGACTCATATGTTAACATGTAAAGAAAATGTATTACAAGAATTCGTCTATAATATAATTGGTAAGGAAAGTAATAACACCAGTCAAGATGGCGCCGGACATGAGTGATCCTCTCTGAGCAATAAGCATAGCAACAATATCATCAATAAATTTAATATTGGTTGGTTTCTTAAGAAGTTCTGGTACGATTTTTGAAATTGCAAGATAAAGCGCCATTGCTACTATGACGGGTCTGAGCGTTTCCTTATCTAACATTTTTTTTATAATAACGAAACATTTATTTTTGGTCTAGTTCCTAACACTTGATTATCTATTCTATGTTTTTTACAATATTCTCCACATACGGCTTTGAATGAACACTTTTTTCCCGATAGCGTAAAAGCTTTACATACGCTCCGGTTTTCGGAAACGTCTCGTTTAGGTACAGAATCAATAACCTGAATTGGTCTTGTTTTTTGACATTCAAGTTTTTTCTTCCGCATTTTATCAAGGATACGTGCCATTTCTTCTGGTGTTTTTTTATTTGTTTTTAAAGTTTTAGATACACGTAAACAATCATCGTAATTTTGAATATTTGATTGATGTTTTTTAGTGAGTACATTTTTCGTATCACTAAAATTTGTTTGAATAACGGTAGGTAAAAAGTATTGCGACATTTTTAGTTTACATTTTACTGTAAAATAAAATGACTTAGGTTAATAAAGAATGTGGTTTTTTGTAAAACTCAGAAGAACTTACAGTTTTACTCTCGGTGAGTAGACATGTGTATCAAATTTGCAATTGTTTTAATTGACATGGTATGAAATTTACTTAACATGTAATCTGGATTACATGCTAATTCTAATATACGTTCATTATCATCTGGTCTTACGGATGTTTCAAAATTTCGGATATAATCAGCAGCTATATAAATTATAGCATCGATATATTCTTCTATAGCCATTTCTAACCATGAATTTTTAGGTGTACCCCATGTAACTGTATCCATATCAACACGGACACCGTGACCATATTTTGTTTTTCCCAATTCGAGTCTTTTTAAAATAAATTCTCGCATATTATACTTATGTATCAAAACTTTTAACTATATTGTTCAATTGTTATTAAATTCAGTACAATATAAGTTGAATAATAAATTATATATACGTCCGATATTACATATATCGCCATAATCAAACATATAATTAAATATACGGTATGAAAGTATACATATTTCATATCTTCTTTTGAAATACCATATAAACACAACATCGAAAGTATAAGATTTATAATGTTCAATATGTTATATAATATAAGTGTAAATAAACAATTCATACAAAATATAGTAACGTGACTAATCTTAGTAAAAAGTATATCAGTTCTTTCGTAAACGGGCTCAGGCTCAGGCTCAGGCTCAGGCTCTTCCTGAATAGGTGGTTGCATTTCTAAATTTATACCAATGACTGGAACGCCGTCGGGTTGTTGTACATGATTATAATACATAAAAGATAAAGACCAGTATTTTTTATGTATCTTAAATGGTCAAAAGAATGTTATTTGTGTGAATGTCCCCTAGAACCATGTATACACACAAATACCACGGAAGAACGTATTCTTATACGTAAATATAGAAAAATACGCCCCATTTTTACTGTCAATAATGATATGTACCTAAAATTTTTTGGTACGGAGGTAAAACGTGTATGTTATGCATGTTATATAAATTCGTATAAAGTGGGAATTACCACGTTACGTGACCGCGAGTGTGGTCGCATAAAAAACATTTATACTACACCCAAGTCAAAAACAAAATATGAATTAATATATTGGTTCGAAGGACTAAAAAGATACTTAAGTAAAAGGTACACTATAACATAAATGGGTGAAAGTATTCAAAAACTCACACACGTGGAACACATTTTAAAGCGTCCAGATTCGTATGTTGGTCCAGTTTCACGTGTTGGAGAACCATATTGGGTATACGAAAACGGTCACTTCGAAAAGAAAAATGTCGTCTACTCACCAGCACTTTTAAAAATATTCGATGAAATTTTAGTAAATGCGATCGACAGGAATTCTCTGTACCCAAAAAATGTAACGTCGTTATGTGTATCTATTGATAAAGAAACGGGTGAAATAACCGTGGAAAATAATGGTCCTTTGGGAGGCATTGCGGTAAAAATGCATGAAAAAGAAGGTCTTTGGAATCCCGAATTAACATTCGGACATTTACTCACGAGTACAAATTATGACGATACACAAAAACGCGTCGTTGGTGGGCGTAACGGGTATGGTGCAAAACTTACAAACGTATACTCGACGAAGTTTTCCATTAAAATTAAAGATGGTGAAAATAAGTGTATGTATACACAAGAATGGACGGATAATATGAAAACGTGTGGTACACCCAAAATAAAAAAGTATTCAAGTGCTACGTCGAGTGTTTCTATTACTTTTGTTCCCGATTGGAAAAGGTTTGGTATGTTGAAAATGGACGATTCTATCTATAAAATATTCGAAAAACGAGTATACGATGCAAATATTTGTACATCACAAAACTGTAAAGTAAAGTTTCAAGGTGAACCTTTACCAAAATCTACGTTTACTACGTACGCTAAAATGTATACAAAATCAGACGAAATGTGTACGTTTACGAGTGACAGATGGTCGGTGTGTATTGCACCTTCAGATGATGGGTTCGAACACGTCTCGTTTGTGAATGGTATTTGTACTACAAAGGGTGGTTCGCACGTTGATCACGTTTCGGGAATACTCGCAAATGGTATTATCGAAGATATGGCAAAGAAAATAAAACTTCGACCCCAACAAGTCAAGAACGCATTTTTCGTTTTTGTAAAAGCGACGTTGGTCAATCCGAGTTTTAGTAGTCAAGTCAAATCGGAGTGTACGCTCAAACCACAAGATTTCGGAAGTAAATTTGAACCACCGAAAACGTTCATTAAAACTATTCTAAAAACGAGTATTCAATCGGAACTTATGGCGTTATCAAAGTTTCGCGAAATGAAAGAACTCAAGAAAACGGATGGGTCTCGTAAATCAAAAATAACGGGTATTCCAAAACTCGACGATGCAAATAAAGCTGGTACACAACACTCGGGTAAGTGTACACTCATTGTGACCGAAGGTGATTCCGCAAAAACGTTGGCAATTGCGGGTCTTTCCGTAGTTGGTCGAGATCATTACGGCGTTTTCCCACTTCGAGGCAAATGTAAAAATGTTCGTGATGCGAGTGTAAAACAACTTACCGAAAACAAAGAGTTTAACGATCTCAAAAAGATTTTGGGTCTTCAGCAAGGTAAAGTGTATACGTCACTCTCCGAACTTCGGTATGGTCGACTCATGATCATGACCGATGCGGATAACGATGGAAGTCATATCAAAGGTCTCATTCTTAACATGATTCACTATTTCTGGCCGAGTTTACTCAAACTTAATTTTGTCGTGAGTATGGTCACACCAATCATAAAAGCGACAAAAGGTTCAGAAACCAAATCATTTTATACAGATTCAACGTTCAGACAATGGTACGGTAACGGTAAACAAGGTTGGAAAATTAAATATTACAAGGGTCTCGGTACGTCAACGTCTGCGGAAGCACGCGAATACTTTAAAAAAATAAAAGATCTTACCGTTCAATTCGACACGGATGAAACTATGGACGATTCAATTATTCTTGCGTTTGATAAAACAAAATCAGATTCGAGAAAAACGTGGTTACTCGAGAGTACTGAAAAAAAGGCATCGGAACTCGAAATACCATATGGAAACGTTGAACGTCTCGGTATTTCCGACTTTATTCATAAGGATCTTGTTAATTTCAGTCTCGCAGATTTGAAAAGATCTATTGCACACGTTTCCGATGGTTTGAAACCGTCTCAAAGAAAAGTCTTATACGCATGTTTCACAAAGAATCTTACATCGGAAATGAAAGTCGCGCAGTTAGCCGCGTACGTTTCAGAAAAAACATCGTACCACCACGGCGAAGTTTCTTTGGCCGATACGATTGTAAAACTCGCACACAATTTTATGGGTTCGAATAACATAAATTTACTCGAACCGTGTGGTCAGTTTGGTACGAGACTTATGGGTGGTAAAGATGCGAGTCAGACGAGGTATATATTCACAAAACTTACGAAAAGTGCGCGTCAGCTTTTTGACCCTAGAGATGACCCCGTTTTACAGTATTTGGACGACGATGGTAAACAGATAGAACCCGAGTATTATGTTCCTATTTTACCAACCGTTTTAGTGAATGGAACTGAAGGTATAGGTACAGGATTTAGTTCCTATATTCCACCGTTTAATCCAGATGATATACGCATGAATATAGAACGCGTACTCACAGGTGAAAATGTTATACCAATGAAACCGTGGTTTGATAAATTTACGGGTCGCGTTTTTAGTAACGAAGAAGGATTATGGATTACGGAAGGTACATGGGTACACACGGGTAACAATTTAAAAATTACCGAACTTCCACCGGGACGTTGGACACAAGAATACAAAGAGTATCTCGATACACTTATGGAAAAGAAGAAAATTACAAACTACATAAATAATAGTACGACGGAAAGTGTTAATTTTGACATAACGGGGTATACCGGTAAAGATATAATAAAAGATTTCAAACTCCAAAAAACGTTTCATGTATCAAATATGCATTTATTTCATCCAGAAAAGGGTATCCATAAATATACGAGTCCAGAAGAAATACTCCTCGACTTTGTAAGTATACGAACAAAGACGTATAAAAAAAGAAAAACACATCTCATTACAACTTTGAAAAATAAACTACAAAAACTGGAAAATGTGTCAAAGTTTATTGATATGGTTATACACGAAAAACTTATTGTTTTCAAACGCAAACGTTCGGAACTTGAACATGAAATGGAAAAGATATTTGATAAAATAGATAATTCGTATGACTATTTATTAAATATCAAAACGTACCAGTATACACACGAAGCTGTACAAAATCTCAGGGAAGAAACTACAAGGTCAAAAGTAGAACTTGATACATTACAGAAAATGTCACACGTCGATATGTGGAAAAGGGATTTAAAAATATATAAACAATAAGTAGTAAGTATGTGTGATACATCTGGCCCAAACACGGGTGCCATACTATCACTTAATGCAATTGGTAAACAAGATACGTACCTTTTAGAAGTCGATCCTATTCATTCACTCTTTAAGTATGAACCTAAAAGACACGCAAATTTTACAAAGTTTCACAAAAGTCTAAACGTGAATAAACCAAGTAATTCTTCAACGTCTTGGCCTTTTGGTGAAAACATAAAAGTTACCTATAATCCACGAAACATGGGAGATCTTTTAGCAAACATGTACATATCTTTTGAATTACCCGCTCTATCAGGTTCCGATAGTTATTATGCAGACCAAATTGGTAGACATATTTTTAAATCAATAACCATGCGCGTAGATGAAACGGTTGTTGAAAAATTTCATGGAGATTGGGGTATCATATACGATGAGTTATATTTAGATGAATCCGAAAAACGAACAAAAAGGTACACAGTAAATAGAAATAATGCAGAAGATACGTCTTTATTACCAGGTAATCAAATATTAGCCCAAAATAAGTCGCGTGTTTTTATACCCATACCTTTACTCTTTTCGCGTAAATATGAAAGTGATGAATACGAAACAAACACACCAAATCGTCCATATTTTCCAACGTGTGCCATACACAAACAAAAGCTCCAGTTTGAATTCGAGTTTCATAAACAGACTTTTTTCACAAACGAAACAGATTCTCTTTCCTTAAACGAATTTGATATCGTTACCGAAGAAATAACACTTGAACCCAGTGAACGCGCATATATAAAAAATAGAAGACACGTTTTTGTGACGGATATTGTTAAAAAACACCCTTCGTTAGATATTTCAGCTGGTGTTCGAAACGCGAAACTCGAACTTGTTCCAAAAATACCAGTAAAAACACTGAATTGGTTTTTTAGACAGAAAGCATTTGAAAACGAAGATACATATGAAGGTGGTACATCTTTAACAGCAAATGTGTTTGCAAATAGGTATAATTTTTCGTCGAGCGATGAGTATTCTATTTTGAACGAATTTTACAATACACCTATGACAAGTGCTAAAATATTCGTAAACGGTGAAGATATACCAAATATTCAAGATAGTGATCATAAATATTTTAAATACGTTGTCCCATTTACGAGTCGATTATCGAGACCCTTTAGAAGTATTTATACATACGCATTCTCGATGAATCCAATTAATGTAGAACCATCGGGAATGTTGGATTTTAGTCAGTTACAATCTAATCGCACAGTTTTAGATGTTACTATGAAAGAAGGTCTTACAAGTGATTACACTTTACACTTATATTATGTTGGATACCAAACATTTATTTTTGAAAATGGTGTCATGTCGCTTGTTTAGAAAATAAAGTAGTTTTGTTTTTGTGAATATAATCAATTATATTGTTTTTTATACACCATCTTATGAAATTCAGTTGTGCCACGGTCGTATGTATTTCATTGGATGTACCCGGAACGGTATATGATATTTTAGTCGATCTACAAAATGGATCAAATAATTTTTTACTATACCCGTCTAAACTCGATTTATATGCACAGTGTACACTAAATATCTTACCGTCTTTTGTTTTATATGATAAATTATTTTTCTTTGAATAGTTCGTAATAAACCATTCAAGATTTCTTAAAGAAATCCCATTCGTTTTGTTTAAAATTTCCAAAAGTGTAGCTCTATTCTCGGGGATATTATAAAAACTATCAATTGATGTTAGTAGAATAGCTGATTTGTTCATTATTACATAATTCCACGCAAATCTTTAAAGTCCTTTCTTGATACTTCACATGCCGGACACCCAGGTTTAAATATACACTCCGTTAAATTGTGTGTATGTCGTATACCATCGTTATTTTTAAATACCATTTCTACCGGTCCTCTAAGTTGAGGCTGATCGATATGACTTCCACACATTCCATTAAGTTTGGCTCTTGCTATACACGGAGAACCATCCTTTTTAAATCCTCTACAGAAATTTAATGGGTTTGGAATTTCGGAAAGTAAAAGTTTTAAATTTATAGAATATTTATGTGATATTTTTTCCATTAGTTTTATACTACGTCTATATACTTCCGTTTCCACTTCCTCTTCCCAAAGTGTCTGTAATTTTTTGGACGTCATATTTTATATACGTCACTATTTTTTAAGCGATTTGAACATATCACTTATTTTCTGCTGCCCTTCAATTTCATCCTCTACTTTTTTCTTAGGTCGTCGTTTTGGTTTAACACGTGTTAAAAGTTCGCCGAATATTTCTTCTTTTGGATCTTCAAAAAGTGGTTCAATTAAATCACACACGGGATTTAAAAACTTGTTTATGAAATAATAATTATAATCTATTTTTAAATTATTATCCTTTGCATATTTTGGATCCTCAGACTTTTCAAATGCCTTTGCTTTCGGATCACCCGTATCGATAAGAATATAAGGTACACGATCACCCGATTGTGGTTCGGAACCCGGTTGTCTTTCACGCATTTTTCTTACAACTTGGACGTGTGCTTGATTAATATCCTTAATATCAGGACTATTAATAGAAACTGTGAAACCCTTTACTTTATACGAATCAGAAAGACTTTGTGAAAGTATCAACTTTTCATTCGGTACATCACCTTCAATAAGTTCAATAGCTCTTTGTAAAGCGAGTGCTTTTGGTGGTCCGGTATCACTACTTTCCAACACAACATCGAGTAGTTCTTTACACACTTCACGCATGTGTGGTGTATTATCTCTTCGTACCAATTGAAGACCTTTAACATCTATATAGTCCATATTCATATTCCCGTCTTTTCCCTTTGTCCATAGTTTCGCGGCGTACCTCTTTTTTGAATACAAAAAGTACGGACAATATACTTTCTCGAGTTCGAGATTATTTGGTGCTTTAAACAGTTTGGTACACTCACCCGCGGCACGTTCACCAAGTTCCCAACTATACTCGATCGCTTCCATACCTTTACGATTTCCAACGTCAAATTCGACCATAACAGAATCCGTATTATGAACGACGAGATCACCTGGACCCACATGGAAATGATGGGATTTGGTTGTTAAATCATACACGTAACCATATGTTTTTCCAAGACATTCAATTTTTTTTATTTTTTGTGGATCTTTTCTTTGTGTAGACTTTGTCCACGTTTGTCTGAAAATGAATGGTTTATCATCTCGCGTGTTTATAGAAACGTTGTACCCCAATTTTCGTCCTAACATATACATTCCCATACTCCCTTCTTTACCCTTTACATCCATACGTGTGTATCCATTTTTATCTTTGTCCCCGTCAGCCATATAATACCCATCTACAAAAGACTGAATAATTTCCGAAGGGGCATTTAAAATACATGACGGTACTACCTTTTCTTTGTGTGAGTTGTAAAACAAGTTTCTATATTTGTTTACAATATCTACGACCAAACCTTTAGCGTTAAGTTTATAGACACCAGAACTTTTAATCGTATCATATATTACTGTTTCGAAAGGGCACATTTTTTGCATTTCTTCCAAATACTCCAATTTTGAATTGTTCAGAGCCCACGTACTTTTTACACCAGATTTACATAAGTATGTACCACACGATCCATCACCAAAGAAAAACCCCATAACTTTTGCTTCTTCTTTAGTAATACTCGTATCAGTACATGTATCGATAGAATTTACACAGTTTCCATGGAGTAACGCCGTTCCTACACCAACCTGTGTGGGTTTAGCAATCTCCTTATTTTCGAGTAAAAGACTATGATCTTCAGTTACGTCGACTATACCCGTGTGTGTTACTACGCGGTGAATATTTTTATCCGTTTCATGTCTTACAATTTGGTGTATCGGCGTAAATCCATTCTCTGTCCATACCTCAGCATTTATGTACCCAATTTGTTTACCGTCGTCACGTAAAGTGTATTCATTTACAAGTGAATCGATGCGACACGTTTGTACACACCCGTTCTTACGAATAAGTAAAGGTGTATCCGGTGTTACAGAGTCACCGTACCTTACCTTTGCACCTGGAAAATTCTTTTCAACGTATGCTTTTGTTTCGTCAATCATGCTTCGCCCTTTTAACGTTACCGTAGAAGCAATTTGTACGCATGGTAACATACCTTTTGCTGCACCCGTAAAACCGTATACAGAGTTCATAGACACTTTATACGCTAATTGTTTACCGTTATACATTTCTTTTAATGCACCGGTCGATTGTGCCATATCTTTTTTAGCTTGTTTACGAAACTGTTTCAGTTCTAAGAGAATACTCGGTAAAAGACTCGGAACGTCTTGTGCAAACTTATAAAACCCGAACGTTTCGTATTTTATACCAGGTATATCTTCGTATTTCGAATCCATAACGAGGGTCGAATAACATAAATTGTGTGCCATCATGATTGATGGATACAGGCCTTCAAAATCTAGGGCGGTAATAGGTGTATAATAGGCACCTTTCTGTGCTTCGAGAACAGTTGCACCTTCGTATCCTATTGTAGACTGTTGACCCCAAGATAGTGTTGGTACCATGAACCCCATTTCACGTGCCTTTTTTGTTAATAAACTAAATACTTTGATTTGTTGTCCCCGTTCGACCAAATAACACAGAGGAACCCAAGTCGCTTTTGCCATTTCTAGTAAGTTTATGAGTGTACACAGTTTAGACAAAAGTCTGTGTGGTAACAAAGTATCCTTAATACAGTACTCTGCAACTTCACGCAACTTCACGGGGTCTTCTTCAACGAAACGCGCAAACATTTCTTTCGGAGGCATATCGATTTTATTATCACCGAGGTACAATTTTGAAACATTATCGAGTTTGTACGAATCAAGTTTGTACCCTTTTTTAACCTCATGAAACAAATCAAAAATAAACCTTCCGGGTATAGGTAAAATCTTAAGGTCGTTATCACCGAGTGCACTCGACGATAATTTCTTATACACAAGTTCACACGTATGGTTTTTTAATTTACTCATTTCGTAAAAGGATGGATCACAATGTGTCATGACCGCACGTTTCATAATATATTCCAAATCAAAACCAAATATGTTCCACCCAGTTATAATGTCAATATCTTTTTCCATCATATACGCCTTAAATGCCATAAGCATTTCACGTTCTGTATCGTAACTTTTAATTATACACCCTTCTAAATCCGGGTCCGTCTTCTTATAACAGAAACACGTTTTATCGTACGGTATATCGGAACCAAAATGTGCAAGTGATACAGCAATTTGAAAACACGCATCATCTTTTACATCTGCATCAGGAAACTTACCGGTTGAGCTATTACACTCAATATCCACAGAAGCCACGACAAATGGTGCCGTCTCGGGAATATCAATGGGTTTAAGTGTTTTCCAGTTATTACAGAACAAGTCTATATCCACGTGCGCGAGATACGAACGCACACACTCGTCACCGGTATCCAACCACCCCGTAGATTGTATACCCGTTCTATGCATTAATCTCAGGACGGGGTCTAAATTGGATTCGTATACCTTATATTTTATAGATTCATCGGGTAATGTACGTTTTAGTCTTCCATTTACCATTCGTCGCGCCGCTACATTTTTGAAATTTAACTGCATAAACGTAAACTGTTCATTATTCTGAAACCCCCATACATCTTTAGATTGAACAATGTCGTAACTCGTCAGACACTCAGGACACGTTTTATCAATCTTTGTATATAAATTACGAACATCTAATGGTGTCGTTTTCTTAGGGAGTTTTATAAAAAAGTATGGTGTAAAACTCGTCGTCACACACACGGATTTACCTTCACTCGTTTTACCAAAAATACTAATAAGGTGTTCGTCTTCCGTGTCTTGTGTTTCCCAGGTGAGTGCCTGGAACACGACCATTTTTCTTACTACGTTAACGCCCGATTTTTTTAATATAGTATAGTAGTAAATATGTCAGCTGCTTTGATTGATCTTGTCTCCGTTGGTGCCCAGGATGTCTATATCACAGGCAACCCAGAAGTCTCTTTTTTTAGACAAAACTATAAACGTCATACAAACTTTGCTATTAAACCAGAACGTATGGATTATATTGGAACGTTTGAATCGGGGAACGAAGTTTCCATTCCTATCAAATCGAAAGGTGATCTTTTGAGTTACGTATGGATTGAAAATGCCAATATTAACAGTAATGATAGCGACGCTTCTATTTTTAAATCCTCGAATGCGAGATCAGATGAAACTTCACCAACTGAGTTTTCTTTGTGGATTGGTGGTCAAGAAGTGACTAAATTAGATTCCCTTTTCATTAATACCGTACACAACACGTTATATAACGAATCTCAAGCAAAAGCGACGTGTGCCGCGACGACCCAAGATGGTGGTGATAATGTTTCCACTGGGAGTTACATAATTCCATTCTTTTTCAGTGAAGATTGGACGAAATCTTTACCACTCGTCGGTCTTCAATACCACGAAGTTGAAATTAGAATTAAGTGTAGAAATGGTACATTTAATTTAAATTCTAATAGACCAAAAGTGTATGGTTCGTACGTGTTTCTCGACACACAAGAACGCGAATTCTTTGCAAACGGTGAACACGAACTTCTCATTACCCAAACACAATACCAACCAATGACTGATTCCGATACGTCGATTGATTTGACCTACTTTAATCACCCAGTAAAGGCCGTTCATATAGCTGCGGGCTCAAACGTGTCTACATCATACACTTTCACAGACGCGTCTATGTTTATTAACGGTGTTCCACTCTTTGAAAATATGACAGGTGAATACCACAGAAACGTTGTTCCATCGAGACACTGTTCGGTTCTTAATACTACGGTCGATTCGGAACAAATATATACGTGGCCATTCTGTCTTACCATGAACAAGTCTCAACCAACGGGTACCTTGAACTTTTCACGAATCGATAACGCGAAGATAAATATTAATGGTCCAGCGAGTGCGAAACTTGATATGATTCGCGCGTATGCGGTCAACTATAACATTCTCAGGATTAAGAATGGTATGGGTGGTATCGCGTTTGGAAACTAATTTTTAATTTAGTTCTTACCCGAAGATCCAAAACCTCGTTCGCCCCGCTTTGTCTCTTTTAATTCATCGACTTCCTCAATAAGTGGTGTTTCACACTTTTCCAAAATCAATTGGGCGATTCTATCGCCTTGTTTAATTTCGAACGGTTCACTCCCGTGATTAAACAAGATAACCTTCAATTCACCCGTATAATCTGGATCGATCACACCAGCCCCCGTTTGAATACCATGTTTTACACTTAAACCCGATCTCGGGGCAATACGACCATACACACCAGTAGGAATTGTTGCACAAATACCCGTACTTACTATACCACGTTCACATGCATTAATCGTCATATTTTCCATACTATACAAATCGTACCCGACCGATCCAGGAGATGCGCGTGTCGGTAAAGTTGCTTCGAGAGTTAATCGTTTAATTCTAAGTGTTTCCATATTTTTTATTATTCTAAGAGTTGTTTCTTTATGTGTCTGTAGTACACGATTTATCTGCAAAAAATATATAAAAACTCAATACAAAAATTAAAAGTGTCAATAATATACGTTGATATTGTGGGAATAAAGAAAGACCCAAAATGAGTACACATAAAATATACATGTATACGAATTGAGTATATTCAGATATAGCGCGTGAGTATCTGTTCAAACTCAAAGTCCCTGGATAAGATACAAATAATGCATTAGTTTTCGTGTGTTTATCCATTGGTCCAAAGTTCTTGAAAATATTTTCATCTTCATCAACGTTTATAAAATTATATTTTTTACATAAAGTGTTGAGGTTTAATTGGTCGTCTAAGCATTTCATTTTAATTTCTTCTTGTAGCACAAGAGTTAATTCTTTCTTATAACCCATATACATACCAGCATTGGCCACACTCTTTTCTGTACACTGACCAAAAATTAAAGTTCTCCCTAAAACCTTAGAAATTTCTGGATCTTTTGACATTAGAACTCTACAATTACACTCTTTGAAAAGTTTTATGATATTTTTAGGGTGTTTATTTATTTTTGTATCGAAACCATCTATAAAAACTATGATATCGTCGTCGTTTTTTGTTTTCATATATTCTAAAACGCCTTTTGATTTATCGGAATATCCATTCCATTTAGTACCCCAACCCAGAACTTTTATAGGAATACCGAATTCATTATTGATAAGTTCTTCAAACATCCCTTGTGATTTATTAGCATATGTAATAATCTCAACGGTCATTTATTTATATAAATATTATATTCTACATTGTAAAGATCCAAATATAAGCCATGCTATTAATACATCAACACTATAATGTTCTCTCGTCGCAATCGTTAATATAGATGTAATTATTGGCCAAATTGGCCATAATATACCCTTAACAAAATAAGAAATAACTATGTTAAACGTCGTGTGTACTGAAAACATAAAATCATTACAAAACCCAAACGGTGGTTTTAATTCGCATTTTTTCATACTTGGAAATGTTGTAACATAATTTGATAAACTTCTAAATAAATACATCAACCCCATTGTAATTAAAAATGTACTTTTTTTATTTTTAGTCCAACCACCAAAATGATAAACCAAAAAGAGTGTTGGAATAATCAATATATAATCATTAATATAATCATATTTTTCAAGGTTTGGTAAAATTTTAAATCCCATGTCGTATATTTTATCATTTTCCTTAACATTTCTTTTATATGAAACATAATATCCTGTTATAAGATTAAATATAAATGATAGTGTCAGAAATAAATAAATAAATATTCAACATATACTATATAAGTATAAAAAAATAATAATACGTATAATTAGAAATGAGTTTGAAAATTATTATGGGTAACATGTTTTCAGGAAAAACGTCCGAACTTATCCGACGTTTAAAACGGTACCGCGTTATAGGTAAACGTATTCTCGTTATAAACTCGAAAAAAGATACACGCGCCTCTGAAGACGTTTTACGCACCCACGATAATGTTCGTTTCGATTGTATAAAAACAAATAGTCTCGAAGACGTTGATTTTTCAGACGTTGACGTTATAGCCATAGACGAAGCGCAGTTTTTTACTGGTCTTAAAACGTTTGTTGAACGCGTTCTCGATTCGGGTAAAACGATTTTACTCGCGGGGCTCGATGGTGATTATAAACAGAGAAAGTTTGGTGAACTCATAGATTGTGTACCTCTCGCCGATAAAGTGTTTAAAATATCGGCGATGTGTATGGAGTGTATGGACGGTACACACGGACCGTTTACAAAACGTATTGTTCAAAACGACGAGCTTGAACTTGTCGGTGACCATAACATGTATAAAGCGGTGTGTCGAAAACATTTATAAGGAACAATGCATTTAAAAGAATTAAAAAATTACGTTCATATTTTACAAAAGGAAGTAAATTTACTACCAGAAACTTTCATACGAGACGATCCTCGTAAAGAAGGTGAATGGGTTGGTTCCGAATATCTAAAACAGGTTATGATGTTATACACAGACGGTAAATGTGGATGGTTGAAAGGTGGGCAAGATCATGTTCAGGAATCATGGGTAAGTTGGCCACTCATATGGGATGGTAATTTCATTACGAGTAATTGTAACTTATGTCCAGAAACAACAAAACTCTTATATTCAATAGAAGGTATACATGTAGCTGGGTTTTCATTAATGAAAGGAGGTGTAAAACTTAAGGAACACGTTGATTATGTAGGCGATGATTATATATTTACATATCATTTAGGTATTAAATGTCCAGAAAACTGTATACTTCATCATATAGATCTAGGTGAAGTTACAGAAGAAGATGGTAAACATATAATCATGAATGCTCGTAAAAAACATTGGGCAGAAAATCAATCGGATAAAGACAGAATTATTTTATACATGGAAATTTATAAACCGATTAATATCTAAAATAAGAACAACACGCGTTTGTTCATCAGTTTTATCAACACTATGGTACCGTGCGTGATCAAAAAGAACATCTTCACCGGGTTCGTGTTTATGAATTTCAAATTCGGTATTGAGATTACTCGTCCCTTCGAGGGTTAAATGGTACC